ATGCACCATAACGACCGAAATATGCCATCGTGTGGCATTCGGTCGAAATGCGATAAACTTTCAAATTACATAGCCACATGTGGCATATTTTTGTGTTATGTGGCGTTATTTCTTTCTTTAATCAAATTACTCATCAAATAAATTATTAATTATGTGCAAATCTCAATTTTTAAAATACTTTTTAGAAGAAAGCTGTAAAAGCTGTTCTTCAATTCAAAAAGCATATAACTGTGTAGAATTTGACGAATGTTCGTCAAGTAGTTTTGAATATTTCAAAGCCGGATATTCTGCACATCAAAAAGAAGTAGAACCAAAAATAGAACAGTTAGAACGTATTTCAAAATCAGAATACGACAGAGGTATTTCTGATGGTAAAATTATAGCCGAACACGGAACTACGATGTGGCAGGATTGATTTTTTATAATGCCACATAACGATTTAGGCTACCCGCAGTGGCGATTTGCGGGTTACAAACTTTCTAACTGCTACAAGCTACTACGTTTAGGCTTGTGTTAAATTTAAATCCATTAAAACATATTCAAAATGAAACTTTACTTTATTAAAGACGATTTATTCACTAAAACAAAAGAGCAGATTATTCAATATATGAATGAAAATGCACTTTCAGAACTTACTGCTTATAAAGCTAAAAGAATAACAGTCAATGATTTTTTCTTTTGTAAAATAAATGGTATTGCAGAAAAAGACAATATGACTTGTGGCATAAAGTGGTGTTCTTTGTATTCTCCAAAAAATGGAAAATTAGGTTGTTGTAAACATTTTGGTAGCCTGTATGATAAAGGCGAAGCTATTATTTTTTATAATAAACCATAATGTATCACAGGTATGTTTAGTGCCTGATATAGAATTACAAACTTATCAAAATAGTAAAATTTATGAAAGAAGCAGAAAAGTTGAATAACTCAGAAACTCAGGCATTAAATATGCCTGTTATTATGTTCAGTTTTGATGATGTTGTAAGAATAAATCAAGGCAGATTTATATCTCAAACAACTCATTTTATATGTGCGAAATGCGGTGGCGATACGCCATTGACAAATAGAGAATTGCTTCCGCTTAAAACAGAGTTGGTTGCAGATAAATTAGTGAGAATTTATTTTCCTTGTCCAAAATGTGAGGAAACGTATGATATTGGATTGTCCGTTCTGTCCTAAAATTGGGCATAACGAACAGGACTAAGCCCATTTGGCGAATACGGGCTACAAACTTTCAAAACTTAGTATAAACTCAAAGCGGGTGCAACCACTCCAAAACCGCACAATGTCGCCATTGCGGGTGAGGTGTGTGTTAGGGTTTCGCTGTTTCTTTCTTATCATTATGGAAAAAGAAAATTTTATAGAACACATTGAAAACACAATCGAAGAAATAAAAAATCATTTCGGATTTGATTGTCAGATTTGGGGAACTTCGATAAATGTTTATTCATTTATCGGAAAGTATGAATATAAATGTCAAATGTCAAAATATGGACACATGGCAGAATTTTACAGATTTTGTTATTGTTACGCTCAAAAACTTCAAAAATTCGGGTTGCAAAATAAAATTAAAGAAGTCGATTTACGCTTAGTACTTCCAAAACGAGAATAGGGTTTGTTTTTTTTCAGTGAACCCTAACTATATGTATGTGAAATAAATGTAATTAATAAAACAAACAATATGAAAATGGAAACAACAATTAAAATTATACCCCCAGAAGGGTACGAGTTTGATAAAGAAAAAAGTACTCTTGAAGAAATTGTATTTAAAAAAATTGAAAATAATCTTCCTATGAGTTGGGAAGAATTAGGAATAATAAAAGGTTACTATATTTTATCAAATTCAAATATTGATAATGTATCTATGACAAATGCAGTAGATGTTAACCGAAATCTATTTCCTTCTAAAAAAGAAGCAAAAGCTATGCTTGCAATGGCTCAACTATGTCAGCTACGAGATAGATGGAATGGTGGATGGAAACCTGATTGGGAAAATAATAATGAATTAAAATATTGTATTTTTTCTTGTTACGGTAAATTAGAAAAATCTATTTTTACGGGTAGTTATAGACCAATATATTTCAAAACACCAGAACTTCGAAATGATTTTATAATAGTCTTCAAAGACTTACTTGAAACAGCTAAACTTTTTTTATAAACTAATAATATGAAAAAAATAGAAGCTAAAATAGTAGCAGATAGTATAAATAGATATGGTTACATCTATAAGATTACAAATACTGTAACAAATAAATCTTATATAGGACAAAGAAAATGTTCTCATAATTTTAGAGATGTAAACTATTTCGGCAGTGGTAAAATATTGAAAGCTTCTATAAAAAAACACGGAAAACAAAATTTCATAAAAGAAATAATAGAGTTTTTAGATAATCAAAAAGAACTAGATCAAAAAGAATCTTTTTATATTGAGAAATGTAATACGCTTTATCCTAATGGTTATAATATTTCAGAAACTGCAAAAGGAGGGGCTTATTTAAACAATCATCCAGATAAAGAGTTAATAAAAAGTAAAATCAGTAATTCTTTAAAAGGGCATGTGTGGTCAAAAGATAGAAATAATAAAGTGAGTGCTTCATTGAAAGGTCGTAAAATATCAGATGAAACAAAAGAAAAAATATCAAAGACTAAATTGAAAACAATTAATTTAACTTCTTGGAATAAAGGTATTCTAGCAAGAAAAGTCCAATGTCCACATTGTTTGAAACACATTTCTTATAATTTAATTAATAGATTTCATAATAATAATTGTAAATTAAAAATAGATGGATGAAAAAAATGCAATAATTATAAGTGATTCAATCTCTAACGGTAATAGAATTACTTCATACCTACTTACAGTACCTCAAATAATAGTAAAAGAACTCCTAAGACATAGAATGTTTAGTTTTTCTTCTTCATCAATGAGAGCTATTCCTTTTAATAAAGTATTGGGGGATATTAGGGAGAATATGTTTGTGCCATTAGCTTTTCAATCTCATCATTCTGGGATGCAGGGTAGTGAGTACCTAATGGGGGAAGAGTCAGAAAAAGCCAAACAGCAGTGGATAGAATCTGGATTAAGAGCTTGTGAAGAAGCAGAGAGACTATATAACCTTGGTGTCACTAAACAATTGTGTTCAAGAATTATTGAACCTTTTGGTTATGCTAAAATACTAATAACAGCAACAGAATTTGAGAATTTCTTTGAATTAAGATGTCCTAATTATATAGCTGGAGTTAAAGAGGGACAGGATAAATATCGCAGTAGGAAAGATGTACTCAAAGACTTTGCCTATGAAGATGCTTCTGAAGACTTTTGGAGAAATATTAACACATCTCAGGCAGAAATTCATATACAAGCATTAACTGAAGCTATGTGGGATGCTAGAAATGAATCTGTTCCTAAAGAATTAAAAGAGGGAGAATGGCATATTCCTTTTAGTGATAAGATATCTTATAAGGAGTTGAATAATATAATTGTTAAACATGGATTTAAGAATCTAACATTAAGTAAACACCAAAAACTTCATAAAGAGTTGGCATTAAAAATATCAATAGCTAGATGTGCAAGATTATCTTATATGACATTTGATGGAGAAATTGATTATGAAAAGGATATTCAACTACATGATCAACTTTTAGCATCACATCACATGAGTCCTTTTGAACATTGTGCGAAAACTATGAGTGAAGATGAAAGAGCTTATTATTACAAATCAAATGGACCAGACCCTGAAGATTTTGAAACAGGCTGGTGTAGAAACTTTAGAGGATTCATTCAATATAGATACTTAATTGAAAATTCATTATGAAAAAAAGAACATTGCTGTGGCTAGATGATGTAAGGAACCCTGTTGAAAGAGATTGGTTAGTATTCTCTCCTATAGGTAGAGATGTTGATGTAGTGTGGGTAAAGTCATATTTCGAGTTCACTACATGGATAGAGAAAAATGGCTTACCTGACGCTATATGTTTTGATCACGATTTAGGAGAAGATGAATCTATTGAAAGAGTAAAGAGAGGTTTTTCAAAGAGACAAGCTAGAATACTAAAGAAGGAAGCTAAATCTGGAATGGATTGTGCAAAGTGGTTAGTAGAATACTGTATTGACAATAAACTATCTCTACCTAAATACAACATACAATCTGCAAATCCTGTCGGTAAAGAAAATATTGATTCACTATTAAAAAACTTCACAAAAAGAAACACTCAACATGGTGCTTAAATCCAGTAAAATGCTGGTGCAATAATTTTAAAGAATTTATTCAATATAGATATTTAATTGAAAATGAAATATGAAATTGAAAAAAAAACATAAGATAGACCTTTGTGAAAATGTTATATATACTACATTAAGCGATGATAAAGAATTAGGTTCTGCAAGAATAGCTATTGGTACATTATTAGAATATATGAAAAATAATGAGTATAGTCAAAATACTCTTTTAGGTGAAATTTATTCATTTACAGGTAAACAAAAAGTTCAAATAATTAAAGATGCTTATATTCAAGGATATAGAGATGCTTTAAATAAACAAATTATAGAATTATTAACCAATGAATTATAAAAATGGAAGAAACAATTATAGATTTTGTAGAGAATAACTCTTATTTTCAAGTAGATGATGAAGAACATTTATCATTTACTACAAGAAAACATGGTAATATAGCTGAAGGAGAATATAGTAATATAGATTATCTTGAAGCTATAAAAATCTGTCAAAAAGTAAAAAAAGAATTTGAGCATATTGAATACGATATAGATACTTGTGATGAATGGGTAAATATTTATATTTCAATAACAGAACCAACAGATTAAAATATGGATAAAGAAACATTTATAAAAATTATAAAAAATATAGAATTAGCTGAAAAAAATACTCTACAGTATGATAAATTTGGTATAGATTTACATGAAGGTAAATATTCTGTAGTTACTCCACTATTTCAAACAATAGATTTATTTTTTTCAGCAATATATACTGAAATAGGGGTTGATTGGATTAATTGGTTCATGTATGAAAAGGACTTTGGTAAAAATGAAAATATAAAAGCTTATGAAGCAAATGTTGAAATTTGTAGAAATGTGGAAGAATTATATACTTTAGTAAATAAATATAAAATAATTGAGAATGGATAATTTAAATAAACATATATGGGAAGATATTCCTAATTATAAAGGATTATATAAGATAAATGATAAAGGTGATGTTATTAATTCACAACGAAATAGACACGTAAATCCATATATTAATAAAAACGGTTATTTAAATATAAAACTTTCTAAAGATAACAAGAGAAGAACATATGGGGTTCATCAATTAGTAGCAATGACTTTTTTAAATCATATTCCTTGTAAAATGAAATTAGTAATTAATCATATTAATTTTAATAAATTGGATAATAGAGTAGAAAATATTGAGATTATTACTAATAGAGAAAATACGAATAAAAAACATTTAAAAAGTAGTTCTAAGTATACAGGTGTTAATTTTAGTAAAACTCATCAAAAATGGTTTTCATGTATATCTATAAATGGAAAAACTAAATATTTAGGACTCTTTGAAAAAGAATATGATGCATATAAAGCTTATTTAAATGAATTAAATAGTATTAAAAATGAATATGAACAAGCATATATATGAGGGTTGGACAGTTCAAGACTTTGTTAATGAACTGGAACCGCAATTTGATATGATAATGAATGGAGGAAGTTGGCAATCTCCATTTAAAACTAGAGATGAAGTAAAGGCTTGGTGTATGGATAACCAACCTTATTATAAAAAATATATACCCGAAGTAGTTGATTATTTAGCTAAAAAATATAATATAAAATGAATGCAACAAGAGATTTTTTATTTAATGTAGCAATACCACTTGCAACAGATACATATTCACCTGTGTCACATGCTAATTTATTAAATGCTACATATGAACAACTTGATAAACATAATCTTATAGTAAAAAATGAATTTTTTAATATAAATGGTGATGGAAGAAAGTTGATTGGTGGTTTAGATATAGTACATCCTGATGCAACTCATTTAGGTATGAGATTAGCTTTTAGAAATAGCTATGATAAATCAATGAGTGTAGCATTTGCTGCAGGAGCTGTAGCTTGGATTTGAAATAAGTCCCTTTGTATAGTAATATACATTGAAAACCCCGTGAATTGCTGGAAAATCCTACTACTGTGAAGTGAATGAGGACAATCAGCAGCCAAGCTTTTAATTATTTAAAAGAAGGTTCAACGACTATCGAAAAGCAGTACAAATGGTACTGAACTGAGTAGAGTACACTTAAGTGAGTGGAAGTGCGGGGATTCCGTTAATTCGGAATATGATATAGTCTGTCCCAAATAGTAATATTTGGAAATTACAGATATTTTTTGTAAGTTTGTACAAATTATTTGTATAAACGGTATGAAATTATTTTTAGAAAATTATTGGGTTAATTTTAATAAGGTTACTAAATACAGCACAGGAGTATATAAAATTTATCATGTAAAAGATGAATCTAAATTATATATAGGAAGTGCTGGCAGTACTAATAAATATGGCGGTTTTTCTAATAGATTTAGAAGGCACCTTTATGATTTATTTTATAATAAACATTGTAATGCAAGATTACAAAATTATTGTAATAAATATGGATTAAGTGGGTTAAGATTTGAAATAATTGAAATATGTGAATCGTTTAAATGTATAGAACGTGAACAATATTATTTTGATATATTGCTCCCATATTTTAATATTGCAAAAACCGCTGGAAACACATTAGGAGTAAGACCAACTTATAGTCAATTATGTAAAAGAGGTATTCCTATATTACAGTATAATTTAGACGGTGATTTTATTAAAGAATATCCAAATGCTACCATTGCATTTAGAAATACTGGTGTAAAACAATGTTTAATACGGCAATGTTGTTATAATGAATTAAATTCATCACAAGCAAAAGGGTTTCAATGGAAATTTAAAAAAAGTGATGTATTTCCAATAAAAATTAATAAATATTTTATTTCTACTGCTTATAGACTTATTTGCTATGATAAAAGCGGTAAATTTATAAGTGAATTTAATTCAATGTTAGAAGCAAGTACTTTATTAAATATACCAGTAGGTAATATTAGTAAACATTTAAATGGTGAAACTGCGGTATGTTATGGTAAAGTTTTTAAATTATATTATGATAATTACCCATTAAGTATAAGACCTGTTGAAAGAATACATAAAAATCAAATTAAAGTAATGATTACAGATTTGGCTACAAATATTACTACAGAATACCCTTCTTTTAGAAGTGTGCCTGGTAATATAATAGGTAGATGTACTTTGAAAGAAAGGAATGCTTCTAATATAACTGAATTTATACATAAAAATAAATATAAAATACAATTGCAAAAATTAAAGTAATTCTCTATGATTAACGAACATAGAGTTAACAAAAGAGTTGTAGTAATGGTATGGTAACTGGTGAAATTCAATATATGAGGAAACACACTGGTACTGTAATAAATGAATTAAATAATAAAATTATTACCACAATCAATCAATTAGATGAACATTTCCAAAAGATATTAAATCATTCTGAACAATTACATCAAATTGATTTAACTAAACAACAATATGCTGAATTAATGGGTAGATTATACATAATTGATAAAGTAATTATTCCTACTCAACTAAGTATAATTAGTAAAGAGATTGAACAACCTACATTTAAAGATTTTGAAGATTTGAATGCATGGAGTTTATATAATCATGTTACATATGCTTTGAAGAATTCACATCCTACTACATATTTAGATCAACATACTAATTTTCATAGCTTTATGGAAAAAGAATTTCAATTAAACTAATTTGTAACAATTATAATACAAAATTGTTACTACAAATATAAGAGTAAGGGTACCCCCCTTACTCTTTTTTTTACATCCTACTAATAAATTTATTTGATTATCTAAATATTTACCGTTAACCATTTGTTATTTGAAAATATTTTGTTATCTTTGTACAAAATTAATAAATTAAATCATATGAGTTGTTTAATTATAACACGTGAAATAAGAGAATTAGCTAAAATGTTTCCTAATGAAACAGAAGACTCTATAAAAAATTTGGTTTCTTTATGGCAGGAAAAGAATAATAAGTCTATTGAGGATATTCCATTAGGTAGTGAACTCAATGATTTTATTAAGGAGTTGAGAAGCCCAAAAGGAAAGGGAGTAGGAACTGTATTTTCTACTTCTGGCAATAATTCTTATCCAAGTAGAACAAGAGAAAATGCTAATTGGTCAAATATAACCATAGCTTTGGCTCAAGACTTTAATACTGCTGGAGAGAAATTAACTAAGAGTGCTGCTGGAAATAAGTATGTTTCTTCTATATTATCTGCTGAGTCTAATGATGCTTCAGAGATAGCAGAAAATCTTTATAATCAGATTAAAACTAAAGGAAAGACAGATAATCTAAAGATTAACATTGCTGGAAATGGAATTTACAGCATGAAACAAAGTCAATCCTATTATAATGATTTGATGACTCAAATACTTATGAAGTTGCAAGATAAAGGAGTTACCATATCTGAGATTAGAAGTGGAGGGCAAACTGGTATAGATGAAGCTGGTATAATAGCTGCTCAGAGATTAGGAATACCTAATGAAGTTCACTCTACTGCTAATTTTATGTTTAGAGATAAGTCTGGAAAAGATATATCTGATGAACAAGCCTTTAAGAATAGATTCTTATCTTCTATTTCTTCAAGACCAGAAGAGGAGGCTATAAAAGAAAGATTAAGTAGTTCTTTTGATACTCCAAGAGTTACTTCTGTTGAAGAACAACAAAAAGTAGATTTAGATTTTGATCCTAAAACAAGAAGAGATAGAGTAACTCTTATTTCAAGATTTTTTAGTAATGAAATTGATGAATCCATTAAGGAATTGTCAGATTCTATTAATATGAGATTAAGTAGTGCAACAGGTGATGAAAAAATTTAGTTGGAAAAAGAACTTAACTCACTTGATAGATTTTCTGTTATTAAAAAATATACTCCTGGTGGTATTTTTAATAGAGTAAAAAATATTTTTGAGTAGTATGTTAATGATACAGAAGAAAATAAAATACAAATAGAATTTAATTTAATTAATTCTATGAAGGGTTCAGAAAAATATTCTGATAATCAAAAGTTAGAAGCAGCAAAGAAAAAAGTTGCATATAAAACACAAGCTTATCAAAAAGTTATAGATAATTTTAAACCTTTAGCTGAAGAAGCCTCTGGTTTGCTTATAATGACAGAAGGAATTACAACTGATCCTAATTATATATTACCATCAGATCCTAATTTTAATGATGATACACCAGAAGGTGAAAGCCAAATTGATGAACAAACAGATGATTATAATAATGAAGAAACTTATAAAGATGGGTGGATGACTAATTTTAGACAAGTAAGTGCTTATGAATCTCTTTCATAGGATGTGAGAAAAATTATTGGACAAATCCCAAAACTTGGCTATAACGGTAAATATGAAAAAGATGATTTAGGGTTTGTTAGATATCTCGATCCTAATTATGTTCATGCCACACTTATTGATAAATTAAGGAACATGATTAATTCAGATGACATGATTC